AAAGGAGATCTTTCCCGCATTCAAAATGGTTTCAACAACCCAGGTGAGTTTATTAATATGATTTAGAGCCATATTCAAATTTTTTTTCTTGTTCTCATTTGTATATGGCAAAGATAATACATTGATGTGCATTCTATGGGCATAGGAGTTTTTAGGATGTTGCATTAACAGATTCATCTGAAGGGGGTATGCTTTTGGTTTTCCTAGATTCCGCAAGTAATGATTAGTCTAAAAATAATAGGGTGAGAAATCGTATGAAATCTCACCCTATGTCGTTGGATTTTGGTATCTTTATAGTATGATAAATAATTGATATCCAAACAACAGCGAGATGACAAGGATACAAGTAATTTCTGAGGAAACCCAAAGATTTGGAGGGCTCTATCAATAAATATAATCCCAAGAAAAGCTATGTTTGCCAGAGATAATGTTTGCCGAGCATAATTAGACCAGCTCGCATTTTGATGGGCCGGGAGGGAGAGGAAAAAGAGGTAGCCTTTGCTGTGGACCATAAAGGAGGGGGTGCCCAATACCCGATGGATAGGCGCTCTATCTAATACCGATATTAGTGAAGTCTAATATCGGTATTAGGCGTCACTAATATCGGTATTAGAGATTTCTCTGAGGAGTGGGCTACTTTGGACAGGGGTGATGCATTTGAGTTTTACGGGATAGAAGCGGGCACCGACATGGGGGCGTTTCGTAATCTGGATAAAATGGCTACCTTTGCCCTCACATAAGACCGAGAGGTCATCGGGGTGTAGCGCAGTCCGGTTAGCGTATCTGCTTTGGGAGCAGAGGGTCGCGAGTTCGAATCTCGCCACCCCGACAAGGAGGGAAGACGATGTGTGTCAGCGGATTAAGAGAAATCTCTTTGCCCGCTGAGGCTTGTCGTTTATGGTAAAAGGAAACGGATTTGCACCGGATTTGCAACAAAGCGGAACAAAACGAGTCACAAAGGCTCACTTCGCTTCTCCGCGCGTGCAAATTTTGCAGCAGTCGATACGTAGCAGACTTACTAACCCTATGCTGGCAGTAAGCGTCATACTGGACAAGAGAAGGCGGAAGAAGGACGGCACCTTCCCCGTCAAGATCCGCTACAGCTGGAGGGGACACACCCTCTACTACAATACCGGGATCAGCGTGCGGGAGGAGAACTTCCGGGACGGGCTGATCATCGGCACCCGCACGGCTCGGATCTACAATGCCCTCCTCTCCGAGCGGGTGAAGGCGGTGGAGCTACTTCTGATCGATCACGAGGTGCGGCAGATGGATCATAGGGCGGTGAAAGCTCTCGTGGACGAGACGCTCACTGAGGCGACCGAGCCGCTCACCGTGTCCGACGACCCGGCGAGCCTTGTCGCCGTCTATGAGGCGTACATGGAGCGTCCCGTGTCTGAGAAGACGAAGACCTGCATGCGGGTGATGATGAGCAAGCTCTCCGGCTACACCGACACGAGCCGGCTCCTTGTGAAAGAGATCGACCTCGCCTTCTTGCAGGACTTCCAGGACTACCTCACCCGTGACGGGCTCTCTGTAAACGGCATCGGCAACTACATGCGCAACATCCGCACGCTCTACAATCTCGCCATCGACCGCGGCGTGGCGTCGCTCGAGGACTACCCCTTCCGCCGTTTCCGCATCAAGCGGGGGCGCACCCTGCACCGAGATCTGACGCTCCCCGAGCTGATCCGGATCCGCGACTACGACCCCGAGTCCGAGTACACGGGGCGGAAGCCCCTCGCCTTCTGCCGGGACATGTTCATGCTCTCCTTCTACCTCTGCGGGCTCAACGTCGCCGACCTCGTGAGCCTCACTGAGGAGGACGTGCGGGCGGGCTATATCAGGGTCTATAGGAAAAAGACCGCTGAGCCGATCGTCACGCTCCTACAGCCAGAGGCGCTTGAGATCATCGGGCGGTGGCGAAAAGCGGGCGACCCCTACCTCACGCCCCTCCACTCCACCTACACCTCGCCCGTGCAGTGTGTCCGCAATATCAATGACGCCATGGCGGTGATACAAAAAGGTGTGACCAGCTACTACGCTCGTCACACCTGGGCGACACTTGCCGGCACCCTCGGCATCTCCCCCGCCATCATCAACGCCGCTCAGGGGCGCGTCCCCGAGGGTATGGCGGGGATCTACACCCACCTCCCGCAGGAGGTCATCGATGAGGCGAATAGGCGGGTGCTGGACTTAGTGAAAGGGGCGGCGGAGGCGACCGAGTAGCCCAAGCACCAGCACGACAAGGGCGGCAAAGGCGATCCCGATCGCTATCCGCCCCACGTCGTACGTCAGCCGCTCAGCGGGCGAGGGGGTAGGCTGTGGCTCCTCCGCCGTCGTCTCCCCCGAGCAGGACACCTCCGCCCCCGACCGAAGCAGCGACACCAGGTCGACCACCCGCACGCCCGAGAGGTACCTGTCCTCCGCCCCCAGCAGCACCACCTCCCGCTCCGTGATCGTGTCGCGGTGGAAGCGGTCCACCACCGAGAGCCGGTACCGCGTCTTCGTCGTGTCCGTAAGGAGCGCCAGCCCCCGCCCGCTCACGCTCTCCCACACCGTGTCCCGCGCCGTGTAGGTCTGTGCCGAGGTCTGCCGCAGCGGGCGAGCAGCACACCCGACAAGGAGTAGGAGAAGGAGCACCACTACCTCACCGAGACGGTGATCTCCTCGCCCCGAAGTCTTGCGCTCTCTAATATGTGCCATAGCTTATCAAATGTAATGAGTGAATTGGTCAGCCGTCCCACCTGCTTATTCTCCCCCACGAGGATACAGCCGGCGGTGTCCTCGGCAATATTGCCGGGGTGAATGAGTATGCCCTCAAAGCCCGGCACCCCCACCAGCCTCGGCAGCCGACCGCCATACTTCCTATACTGCGGTCTCTTGCCGAAGCGGGGCGAGCGGACATCCATCCGCACCCGGTACTCCCCAGCGGGGATCGCCGTACGGGCGTAGACCTTCACCCCACGGGGGCGAACCGTGTCCTCCAGCGTGTCACAGAGGTACGCCCCCTCGACATAGAGCCGCCCGATGGTGTAGGAGGGGCGTGGGGCGACCCGTTTCAGGATCAGTCGCATGGCTTACTGCTGCTGCGCATCACGGAGAGCTCCTCGAGGACGCTCTTGAGCTGCTCCCTCAGTCCCTCCACCTCGCTCCGGAGCTTCTGTTGCTCCCGTCTCAGCCGCTTCAGCTCCCGCTCCTGCGTGAGCGCCTGCTCTTGCAGGTCTGCCTTCTCCGCTATCGAGGTGGCGTACTTCTCCGCCAGCTGCTCGATGATCTCATTCTGCTTCAGGAGCGCCGTCCCCTGCGTGTCCATCGACGTGAGGAGCGCATTGGCGTCCTCCGCCTTCCTCTTCGACTTTCCGAAGAACCAGCCCACCACCGTGCCTACCGTGGTGATGACCAGCGTGATTAGTGTCGTGTCCATAGTCATTACATATTAGTTAGGTATAAATATCCTCCGCTCCCCGATCTGCCGCCCCGGGACGATCGCCCTCGGGGTCTCCATCTCGTATGCCACGTAGAGCCCGAGCATCGTCGCCATCACCCGGTCATCGTGACCGCCCGCCACCGCCCCCATGGAGCCGTCCGGCTTCGTCTCGTACGCCCGCACCTCGTCCAGCGTCCCCGCGTCCCGCTCCACGTAGCCCCCCTCACGGAGCAGGGCGCGGAAGGTATTGACGAGGATCGGCTTCGTCGAGCGGTTCGTCTGCCAGCCGTACCTGCGGGGGAAGCCCTCCCGGATCTTGTCCGCAGGTGTGCGGGAGTAGAGATTATCGTAGTAGCGGGCGATGGTATCGAAAATAAACTCTCCGTCGTCTCCCCGATAGCTGCTGTCGTACGTATTCGACTCGATCACCAAGAGGGCGCACTCGTACCAGGTGGCTATCTGCGCCGCCACCCACGCAGTCACGTCCTTATCCAGATGTCCGGAGAAGAGGGCGACCACCTCCGGCACCTCGCCCCGAGCCATCGGCTCCCTGTCCAGCACCTTGATCACACCGTAGTCCGCCCCCTCCGATACCCCTCTCTGGGGGTCAAAAGCGACGACATAGCGGTCCCGCATCCTCGGCTCGGGCGAAGGCTCCGCCCACACCTGCAGCCGCCCCAGCCCAGCCCTCAGGCGGTCTCGCTCCGTCCCCTCCACGAGGAGCCTGAGCGCCTCCTTGTCCGGCACGAAGTGAAGCCCCCTCAGCACCCCGTCACGGGCCCGCGGATCCGACACTGCCAGTCCCGGCTCCCCGTCGCCCACGAGGTCGCCCACCATCAGGGGCGGACGGCACTCCCCTCTCAGCCGCTCCACGTCCTCCACACGGAAGACAGGCGAACCGGACGAGAGGAAAGCCTCCACATCGTCCGAGGGGAACTCCTGCCGCATCTTCGAGCGGTCGGTGAGGGTGTTGTACTTCGCCCGGTACCAGTTTAGGTTCTCCAAGGTGCAGAGGGGGTGGTTCTCAAAGAGCCCCCGCTCCCACTCCGTCAGCGTTTCTGCGAAGTCCTCCGCCGTCCCTCTCACCGGCTCGGGGTGATCGTAGAGGTAAAAGGTCCCGTCCAGCGGCACCTCGTAGATCGGGAGCTCGTACCAGGCGGCGAAGAAGGGGACGTATGCCGTCTCGCCCCGCTTTGCCCTCTGCCACTGGTCGTGGAAGAAGCCCCCCACGCCATTGGCGGTCGACTCCCGCACGATCATCGTCTCGCTGACGGTGGGGATGGAGGCGATGATCGAGGTCTCCAGCAGTCCCGGATTGTTCGCCTCCGTGGTCGGGTAGTACGCCTCCTCCGAGAAGTGAACCATCTTCACATCCTCGCCTCGGACGGAGTCAGGATTGAGCGCCGTGCCGACGGTGATCGTACAGCCCCGCTCCGGTACCTGCTTCGTCGACTGGGTGCCGGCGTAGGGGGTGTAGGAGAAGGTCTTCCCCATCAGGGGGGGCATCTCCCTCAGGCACCCCTCGTACATCGCCCGCACCTTCGCCGCCTGAGACAGCTCGTGCGCGCAGACGACAGAGTTCCAATTCTCCCGCACGCACATCTGGATCCAATTCATGTACATCTGCACGGCGGTGGAGAAGCCCATCTGTCGCGCCTTCAGCACCATCACCCGGATCTGTCGTCCCGTCTTCCGCTGCCGCTCCAGCTCGGCTATGAGCCGTTGCTGAGGGGGATTGAGGACAAAGCGGATCCGCCGCCCCGACTCCTTGTCCCGTATCGTCTGGTGCGACACGGCGTAGTACTCGTAGTCGTACTCGCACCGCTTGTCCGAGAGGTAGAGTAGGAAAGCCTTCGCCCCCTTTGCCCCCTTAGAGCAGTCCGAGGGCAGGCTCCGCACTATCTTGCCGATGTCACAGCCGTGGCTCCTTATGTACTCCACGACCGGCAGGCTCTCCATCTCCACGGGGAGGAAGAGCGTCTCGGGGTGCCCCTTGGGGACACCCTTGAGCGGAAGAGAAAAGCGATCGCCGACACAGCCCTCTCCCGTGATCGGGTCGTGCCGGCGATGCTTCTCGTCCGCCCGTCGTGCATTCTCTATGAGGATCGCTGACGACATCGGGCGGTGGGTTAGCGGTTAGAGACCGCCGTTGTCAGGCTCCTTCTCCTCACCACTCGGCTTGCCACTCGGCTTGCGGGGCTTGGGTGCGGGGCACTTGGCGTCCTTGGCGGGGTCCCACTTCTCGAAGGTGACGGCGCGGAGCTTCTCCTTCATATCGAGCGAAGGGCTATAGCGGACGTTGACCTTGCGGATGTTGTCCGCCGTGTACTTGTCGCCCGTCGGCAGCGCCTTAGCGGAGAGCCTGGGGGTAAGGGTGCCGAGGTCGCCGAGGCTGACGGAGTAGCCCATCGTGGCGTAGCGGATGGCGATCTCGGAGAGGTGCGTCAGCACGCTCTCCACGTCCCCCCGTCCAAGGGAGGTGATGTCGGCGATCTCCCTCGCCAGCTGGCTGAGGGTCACCTTGCCGAGATTCACCTGGCGGGCTACCTGACGAACCTGTCTCGATCCGTCCTTCGTGATGACCTTGCGGTCGGTTACAGTGTACTTAAGTGCCATAGTGTTTTTATGTAAATGTGTTTAGTGAAATCCGTTGTGTGAAACGGGAAAATCCGTTGTGTGAAACGAGTAAAACCGTTGTGTGAAACGAGTAAAACCGTTGTGTGAAACGAGTAAAACCGTTGTGTGAAACCATTTCGTCACTTCTCCGACGGGGTCAGATCCTCCTTGAAGAGTGGATACTGCAAGGTCTGGTCGGAGCCGTCCTCGAGGTGGAGCGTGACGGTGACGGGGGTCTCGAGCGTGTCGGCGGCGTCTGTCGAGAGGAGCAGCTCCCGCTTCGCCTCGTCCACGCTCTCCACGACCACCCGATCGTCCGAGCCGGTGACCGTCCACGGCACATCGGGATTAATGATATCGCCTGTGCGCTGATCTGCCATCAAGACGGTGAGGCGCACCCGGGCGAAGCGGCGGGACTTGTCGTCCGAGAGGTGAGCGTCCGTGCAGGAGGGGCGGATCATACACTTGACCTCTCCCGCCTCCTGCGTGATCATGACAGAAACATTCGCCTTGTCGTCGCTCGACAGCGACAGGGTGACGACCCCGCTGCGCTCCTTTACCTTGAAGTTCTTATCGCAGGTGATGCGGAGCTGCTTCCCTACGACGGAGGCGTGGAGCCATTCTGAGGTCTCCTTGCTGTCGTATCTGACGATGAGATCCTTGTAGAAGGCGTTCTTCAGGACGATGTCGATCGTCTGCTCCTCTCCTCCCTCGTAACTCATCCGGACGGGCTTTGGGGAGATCCGCAGGTAGGTGCCTGCCTTGATGGTGTATGGGATGGCAAAGGTCTCTCCGCTCTCCTCTTGGACGAAGCGGACGACGACGTCATAGACAGTCGGATGTTCCGGATCGGGCTCCATGGTGGCGGTGTCGAAGAGGACTTCGAAACTCCCCTCGCCGCTTGCCCCGATGGTCACGGGCTTGCCGTTGACGGAACAGGGAACGGGAATGATGGTCTCGTCGTCGCCGACGGTCTTGTAGGACTTGATCGAGCCCGAGACGAGGAGCCTGCAATCTCCATCACTACTGTCGCCATTCGCATAATAGTTGCTCGCATCGAATACATACTCCGGCACGGGTACGGGCTGCTGCTCGACCTTTACGTCGGTGATCCTGCCGGTCTTGTCCTGCACGAGGCGCAGGATCGTTTCTCTCTTTTCGCTCATAGTTTTAGTTGTTGCTTGTGGTGGTAATGGTTAGTGTGCCGGTGCCTTCGCCCGAGAGGGTGATCCAGGCGGGGAGGTCGGACTTATTGGATACCGTCCAGCCTACGGTCTTACCCTTGGAGGTAGAGGTGATGGTGCTGCTCTTCGTGCCACCCTCGGACTCAAAGGCGAGCTCGGAGGGGTCGGCGGTGAAGACGCCGTCGTCCGCCTTACCGGCGATGGAGACAGTGATGGTGTTCACCTTGCCGCTGCCCTCCTGCGTGAGGGTGACGGTGGCGGTGGTGGGGTCGTAGGAGGTGGCAGGCTTCGTCATGATGGTGAGCTTTCCGTCCTCGCCTCGGGTGGCGGTGACGAGGTCGGCGGCAGTGCCGGTGACGGCAACGGTGTAGCCTACCGGCTCCGTGCCGCCCGCCTCGGTGGTGCGGGTGGAGGTGACGGTGATCACCTTCGTCTCACCCTCTGCGCTCGTGCCTACGCCCTCGCTCTCGGCGGTGAAGACGTACTCCGGCTTGAAGGGCTCGGGATCCGGCTCGGGATTGGGATCCGGCTCGGGGTCGGGGTTAGGCTCCGGGTCGGGCTCCGGGTCGGGATTCGGCTCGAGTAGCTTACGGGAGACGTAGATCTCCTCGAGCAGCCCGGTGGCGGTCTGCTTTATGTGGATCGTAAGTAGATCCTCTTTCTTTTCGCTCATAGCTTATATAGGTTATATGGTGATAGGGTTACTCTCTTGTCACAGTGACAGGTACAGTCTTCTCGATGCCTGTCTCTCTCTGTGTGATGTGAAGGACTCCGGTTGCTGGTCCTCCTTTCCTACTAATTTCCGAACTCACCTCCGCGGTGATATTCCCATTGATGTCTGCGACTTTGTTGTATACAGATACGTGGGAGTCCTCAGGAGTGACTGAGAAGTCCACGTCCAAAGGACGTATCATCTTGCCGGTGCTGTCTAAGAGCTGGCTCTTAATGGAGATCTTCGCACTCGTGACTTCAAGACTATGCGAGACTCCCCCTCCTCCTCCTGGCTCCCCATCTGAGTCCATATATATCAGCAGGTTTATAGTCTCAGGTGAGACGGTAAGGAGACCGGTCTCCTTGGGGGTCTCCGGCTCAGGCGGGGTGACCGCCTTTCCTCCCTGCGTGACGTGGACGCTTGCGGTGCGCCCGCTCTGATCCTGCACAAGCTGCAGGGTGTGCTCTCTTTTCTCACTCATAGTCTTCTGTATGCTTAAGGGTTATCGTGTCGTAGCCGTCGGGGTGGTGCGTGATCTCGGCGGAGAGCCAGCGGGGGAGCACCCCGAGGTCGCGGATGGTGAAGTCTACCTTCTCGTCCCGCTTGCCCCGCACGTGGCGGAGGCTGCGGACAAGGAGGCGAACCTCCCGTCCCTCCTCCAGCTCGACCTCCGTCGGGCTTACGGTGAAGGTGTAGGTCGGCTCCTCCGTGGAGCCACTGCCGCCGAAGAGCCCCCTCAGGAGCTCCCACAGCCGTCTGATGATTCTCTCGATTACTATCATAGTGATTGTTGTGTGATTGATTAGTTATCCAAGACGACCTTGACATAGAATCCGCTGTGCATGCCGCAGTTCTCCGACCGACCCACGTTGACGAAGAACTCCGTCGGGTCGCCCTTGTGCCAGGTGACGATGATCTTGTCGCCCTCCAGCTCGGCACTCGGTCCGTCCAGATCAAATATTACTACGCTCAGGGAGGGATTAGAGACATCTGGGATCTCCTTCTTCTTACCGGTCTCCTTGTCATAGATGAACGCGAAGGTCGTCACCCCGACCTCACCGGTCAGCTCCGTTGCATCGGCAGAGCCATGAAGGGTCAGGGTGCCGTGATCCGGTATGGAGAGCTTGAAACTGTGTGTTCCATAGTCGCAGACGTCAAAATCTCCGTCCGGGTTGTCGTCCTCGCCTGTGCTCCATGGGTCGTTGGTCCCCTTGCCGGGCTTAGAGCCGTCGGTGGTGATGTAGACATGCGCCTTGTCCGTGGAGACGGTCGCCCAAGAGGGGTAGGTGGCGAAATCGTCCGTGATCGTCCACGGCTGCTCCGGGACATCCTTGACGATGGACGTGATGACGGAGGTGTAGACCTTCTTATCCTTCGTCACCTTGTGCCGGTCGGGCTCGGCGAGGAAGAGCGTCTTCTTCTCAGGCTCAGGCTCAGGCTCCGGCTCAGGGTCGGGCTTCGGCTTAGGCTTCGCTCCGCCCTCAACGGCATCGGCGATGCGCTCCAGCTCGTCGCCGATCTTCTTCAGCTTCGCTTGCAGTCCGGCACAGCAGGTGTTCTGCGCCGTGAGCATACGCTCCAGCACGGCGACCAACCCCTTGTCGCCCTCGGAGAGCTTCAGGGAGATCTCTAAGAGACCCTTCTCTACCGCACGGGCAAGGAGATCCCACGCCATGCCGTCGTAGATGATGTGGACGTTGTGATTCTTGTCCACCACATAGATAGCCGTGTGCGCGCGGCAGTCGTCGTCGAGGAGGTAGACCCCCTCGGGGTAGCAGTGGTACGTGGGATCAAAGGTGGTCACCTTGTGGATGCGCCCCATTCGCTCCTTCGGTGTCCACATCTTGAGGTACTCCTCCAGCCACTGAGTGTTGTTTATCTCTGCCATAGTATTTCGTTAGTACATTTCTATTCCATAGACGGCGGGCTGTCGGATGATAAACTTCCCCGCCTTAGTGTCCCATACAAAGGTGTCCCCGTCTCCGAAACGGGCGCTCTTAAGCGCCAGCAGCTGCTCGGGGGCAAAGTTGGAGATCAGCCGCCAGCCCCGCTCCCGGTCGTCCCAGTAGGCGAAGGTCTCCTTGTCCGTGACGAAGGCAAACCAGCCCCACTCGCCCCCCTCGGGGTAGCGGTCGTAGAGCTCAGCCACCGCACGGACGGGGGGCTTGAGGTAAGAGAGGACGGCGAAGCCCCGGAGATACTCCTCCTCCTCGTAGAGGGGGGTATGCTCCATATACTCTGCCCGGCTCCGTGCCGAGGCTGCCTCCGCCGTCGTGTCCCCACAGGAGGACTTGCGGCACGGCAGGCAGGTGGACGGCTCACGCCTCTGAGCCGTGCAGCGCCCGCACGAGCCGCTATCCTTCCGGTGCCGATCCCAATAGCTCTTGTAGTGGCTCTCCTCGGGGTCCTCGCACCGCTGCGGGGTGATGTAGGGGCGGTGATCCTTCCCCTCCTGCAGCTTGCAGTACATATAGGGAGAGATCTCTCCCGTGAGGATCGTCCGGGTGTCGTCGGGGCAGAAGTCGCTCGGGTCGGCGTGCCGCTCCTTGCAGCTGCAGCCGCACTTGTGCTCCTTCGGCTCCTCCTTCGTTTCCTCAGGAGGAGTGGCGGGGCAGGTGCCTGAGGGGATGGAGCTCTTGCCGGTGCCACAGGTGGAGCAGCTGTTGTCCCACACCTTCTCCTTCTGCTCCGCGGGCTTGTAGGGGTCGCCGTACTTCGGCTCGCCCTCTTTCTTCCCCCCTCGTAGTATGTCTATTAGTCCCATAGGGTGTTACTGTTGTATCAGGGTGAGTACTTTCTCCTCCAGCCGCTTCGCCTGGTCTGCCTGCTCCATGGAGAGGCAGACGCGCGAGGCGGTGAGGTAGGTGAGCGGGAGGACGCACTCGTGCGTCACGGGGATCTCCTCCGGCATCGTGAGGAGGTCGGGGATGTAGCTCGCCTCCGTCACGTCGTGCCGCTCTACGTGCTGCCCGGGTGTGACGCTGTAGTAGCGTAGGACGTACCCCTTGCGGGTCGTCCAGGCGTTAAGCTCCGGCAGCTGCCCCTCCTCGGCGGGCGGGTAGGTATAGAGATCGTCCGTCTCCAGCACCACGACAGGACGCCACGGCGTGCCTCTCGTGTAGGGGTTGCTCTGCAGTGCCGCCACGTGATCGTCCGCCTCGAGACAGACATGCGCCGGCACCTGCCACTCACGTAGGCGGAAGCGGTAGAGCCTGAGGAAGTTCTCCGGGAGGATCACATACCCCGTCCCGTCGTCCATAGACCTGAGCTGTCCCGTCTCCACCCTTACCCTCGCCTCGGCGATGCCGCTCTCCTCGTCGTAGGAGGTATCGGTGACGTGCCACTGGCTGTCGGGGAGCGTCGGGAGGTCGAAGCCGCCGTAATCGTCCGTCCGGACGACCACGTCCCAGCCCTTGGTGAGAGGGATCGGGGTGGGCTTAAACCACCGTGCCGTCCACGATGTCGCCGCCGTGCGCCATGCCGCTGGGAAGAGCTCCTCCACGTAGCGGGGCGTGAGGGACGGGTCATAGGAGTAGTCGCGCTCAATGTCATTGAGCACCGCCATGACCCTTCGGATGAAGTCGTCTCGCCCGATCATCGCCTTACCTTATGCCAGTCCGGGGAAGCGTACGCCATACTCGCTCGCCACCCGCTTCGTCTCCTCGGCGTTGGGCATGCGGGAGTAGGGGATACCGAAGTCTGCCGAGAGGATCTTCTTCGCCTCCGCCACCGTGGTGACGTCGGGGTACTCTCTCGCCTGACCCTCCGCCTCATACTGCTCGTCGCTGAGGGGTACGGTGTCACCGTAGCAGCTGATCAAGCCCCTCTTGTAGAGGTCGCTCGACTCGATAGCCATAGCCACCGCCTCGTCCTGCGTGTCGTAGGTGGCATCGGCATTGTCCCAGCCGCTCTTGCGGAAGGTGATGAACTTTCGTGTCCCATTGATCGACACGGGGACGGTATTCTCATTGCCACCGCCCTTGATACTGTATTGTCTGTAAGCCATTTCTCTAAGTAAAATAAGGGCGGGAGACTGAGAGGCACGCGCCTCCGAGCCTCCCGCCGTGAATTAATAGGTATCTATGCTCCTGTGGCTCCCACGTTAGGGTGCGGGGGTCTCCTTAGTGGAGGGATCATTGATCTGACCGAGGTGGGTCTTGTCGTAGAGACCGCTGTCCTTGGGGAACTCCTCGTACATGTAGCCACAGCGGGCATTGAGCTTCGGAACGGTGGTCTCGTAGACGTCCTTCTCGCTCTCGAGCTTGATGCGGCAGTGAGCGTTTGCATTCTTCAGCACGTAGCAGAAGGTGTCGATGAAGACCTGCGAGCGGCTGTCGCTCTCTCCATTGCGGAGGTTATCGAGGGCGATGCTGCGCCACGGGTGGCAGTACTTGTAGAGATACTCCTCGTCGATCACGAGACCATATCCTGCCATGTCGAGGTCGTCAAACGCCGGCTCATTCAGCAGCAGGAGGGTATATTGGCCATAGATGATGGAGGAGAAGTCCAGCCCGAGAGCCTGCTTCTGCTTGCCGGGGAAGATCACCTGATTGTACTCGATCTTGTGGATCGCCTCCATGAGGTCGCTTCCGAGGAGAGCGATCTTGGTGTTGGAGGAGTTGTTGCCGGTGAAGATGTTCTTCATCATCGTGATCAAGTCTCCCGCCTTCATCTGATCGGGACAGGTGAAGTCTCGCCCAGCCTGCCAGAAGATACCCTCCTGGAAGTAGGTCTCCTCGGGCTTCTCCTGATTGTACTTATTGGGCACCTTGATCTTGCGACGGGTGCCGAGGAGGATGTCCGTCTCGGTGGTGCGCTTGTGCTCAGCGATGGCAAACTCGGTCTGGTCTGAGCGGTTCCACTTCACGTCGGCATTCGCCTGCGCCCAGCGGAAGAAGGTGGTCTCCTCGGTCTCGATGAGCATCTTCTGCATGTAGTTGCTCCTCTGCACAGGGAGAGCCATCAGAGGTGCGGTGCGGGACTGCTTCTCGCTACCGGTGCGGGCACCGCGGATCACCTTGGTGCCTGCCGGCACCTGCTCGAAGGTGTTGTGCTGTCCCTTGCCGTTGACGGGCGAGATGATCAGCGTGCCGTCGCTCTTGCGGTCGCGTACGTACGCCTGCAGCCAGTTGCACTTCGTCACGCCATCCTCGAGGTAGCCGGGGACGCCCTTGAAGATCAGGGTCTCATTGGTAGCAATGAGGTCGGGGTTCTCCACCTGCAGCTCGGCTACACGGTCGCTGGTGGTGCAGGTCATGGTTCGCACCTTGGTGACAAGGGGGAGCATCTGGATCTCGTCGTAGTAGATCTCGGGGGATGTCTGTCCCTCCTTGACGCGCTTGGCGTGGCGTGAGCCGAGGGTGTAGAGCGGGGTCAGGTGGGGGCGGATCTTGATTACCTCTCGGTCGATCACCGCCTTGACCACCTCAGGGGCGTGCTCGTTGGCAGCCTCCAGTGAGACTGCCTCGCCCTCCGCAAAGATCACATTGTTGTTTAAGTTCTCTGCCATAGTGTGTTTTTCTTATGTATTGAGTTTTATTAGTCCTTGTCCTGAAGCATGTCAGAGATGTTACTCTGCTTAGGCTCGTAGTAGTAGCTTGGGGCTTCGGTGCCGCCCTTGGGGAGACTGCGGTCTGCCGTCACGTCAGGCATCGTCGCCTCCTTCTCCGCCTGCCTGTTCTTGATGTCGTCGATGGCGGCATTTCGTCCCGCCAGCTTGGCGGCATCGAGGTCTGCCTCCTTATCCGCGTCGTAGGTGAGTGCCTTGTGGAAGAAGTCTATCGTCGCCTCATCGATACGTCCCTCAGAGAGGTCGGTCGCAAAGCCGATGATCGCATTGTGGATCTCCTCCTTCTCCTCCTCCGAGAGACCGCCCTTCGTGGCGTAGTCGTCCAGCGTCTTAGAGTAGGTCTCGAAGTTTCCCCTCACCTCGTCGTAGCGACCCTGACGCTCCTTCGCGCCCTCCTCGATCTTCCGGACGCTCTCCTCGTCGATCATATCTCTGAGGTCTCCGAAGGACTGACCAATGGCGACCATGGGATCCTCCCCGCGACTGATACGGGCGATGAACTCTGCCACGGGAGGGTTCTCCCGGATCGCATCAATGAGCTTCTGGTTGCTCTCGTTGAAGGCATCGTAGCGACCCTTGTAGTCGTCACGTTCCTTGATCGCATTCACCGCATAGTCGGCGAGGGCGTCATCGTCAGGCTCCCCCTCGACATCGGCGTTCGCTTTCTTGTAGCTGTCCAGCAGTCCGGCACGCCCTCTGAGCGGCTCGGCTGCTTCCTTCACCTCCTCCGTCTTCTCCGCGTCAGTGGTCTGACCCTCTTCGGGGAGAGGTGCGGCAGGAGCCGACAGCGTCACTTCGCGTGGCGTCTCAGCCATCTCCTCCGTGGGCATCTCTTTCTTACTTTCATCCATCTGTGTTTCTCGTTATGGAGCCTTGCGGGCTCGGTGTTTGTATATCGTTGCCACAAAATAAACCATACACACCCGCTGTTTTTGCCCGCCACTGCACCACTGCTGCGCCGCTCGCCCTTTTTCTGTATCTTTGAGTATCAAACTCATAAAGGACCACTCCGTATGCGCGCAAGACTACTCACTGCATCACTCGCTTTGCTCTTTCCTCTGCTTGGAAACTCTACCGCCTCTTCCGGATCTAAGGTCTGGATCTGCACCGGCTCTTCGTCCAAGACGTACCACCTCTATAAGGACTGCTCCGGTCTGGACAACTGCAAGGCAAGGAGGGTCTCCGTCACCGTGGAGAAGGCTCGGGAGATGAAGAGACGTCCCTGCAAGAAGTGTCTGAAGAAGAAACAGCGGCAGAGCCTTACGACTACCGATGAGAGACAAAGAGCATAAGTACCGACACATCTACCGCCTCTATAAGCAGGGGCTCACCTACCGGCAGATCGCACGGCGGGAGATCCCGGACGACCTCTCCGTGAAGACCGTCCGCAACATCATCTACCACCTCAGGGCGCACCCCGAGGAGCTTGGCACGGCACTCCCGAGGCACAAGGCTCTCTTCGCTCTCTACGAAGAAGCTCTCTTGCAGGGGATGAAACCCTCCAAGGCGATCCTCTACGCTCACGACAACCAGCCCGACGTCCACGTCTGCCTACGGACGATCAGTGCCGCCGTCTCTCGCGAGGAGGGGAGACGCAAGCGCAAGGACGCCGCCCTCTCCAGCCGCGCCCACTGCGATCCCGTCATCGGAGAGTAAGGAGAGGCAGTCGCTGCAAGATCTTACGATCTTACAGCGACTGCCTCTCCTTACTCTCGGAGCCTTACCTCAGCTCCCGGAATTGCTCTGTCAGGCGATCTATCGTCGGGGCGACCTCCTCTTTCGTCACCGTCCCCTTGTCGATCTGTTTCAGTAGTGCCTTAGTCTCCAGCCACGTGACGTAGAGCTTCTCGTCCTTCGTTCCATCCTCCCAGATCTTCTCCGTGAGTTGCTCTCCGGTCACCCGTGGTGCCAGCTCACTGACACGCCTCGTCATCTCCTTGTACCGCTCGACATCCTCTCCCTCCTTAGCCTTCCGCAGGTTGCTCATCGTCTGCTGACGACTCCGGTAGAAGTCCATAAGCTTCCAGTAGCTCCGATCGCTATCAGAGTAGTCCTTCTCCTGCTTAGTCAGGACGTTGACGATTTGTAGCTTTCTCAGCTCAGAGGGATCCCCATTGGAGGCGGCAGAGACACAGGTGGCGATATCTGCCATCGTCTTCCCTATGCCCGTGGTGTGCCCCTCGAAGACGTGCTCAATCACGCTTGGGTTAAGTATTCGCCAATCTGGGAGCAGATGTGTGCCATCCCTGCTCATCCGGTCGTTCCGCTCAAGCGATCCGCCCATAGCGTACCATATCTTGTCAGAGAGGTCTTTGTAGACCTGCTTCGTCCGCTTCTTTCCGAGCGTCCTCTGCGCAATCTGTCCTTCCTGACCCTTGATAAATGGCTCACGGTAGACCGGGTTGCCCATAAAGTCCATATTGAGGATCACGTCCATCTCGGGTTGCACGGCGGTAGGCATAGCGTCACGGATGACCTTTGTCGTGTTGAACTCCACATTCCCCGTCACATCGTCCCACTCGACGATATTAGAGAGGGAAGCAACCTCGCTGGGGAGTAGCTCCCCTATGAGGTATTGCATTCCGTCGATGACACCACCCTGCCAGTCTTTCTTCCCGGCTAAAGCAAGTGCCATCTGCACGCCTGCCCCCCAGAAACCACGGAAGCCCTGCGGGAGTGGTACCTTGAGGTCTCCGATACATAGGTTGGTCATCATCTCCCACTCTGTGAAGGCTCGCTCATCGTCCTTGTCAGGTGCGCCAAGAGCGTAGAGCAGTCCCTGCGCAAGACCACCGGCAAAGAGCGTCCCGCACCACTCGGCTCCGTGTCTTCCGAGACGGACGATCTTATTCGTTCCTTGGATGCTGGCGTTCCAAAAGCCGAAGAAGGATCCGAAGACCCCGGCAAGCGCCCCCTTACGGTTGAAGTTCACCGTGAGCTCCTTGGCGTGCTTGGCTGCTTCCTTCTTGGAGTAGCCACGCTCCCGGCTGGTGACATACTCAGCGAAGCGGGTGTTAAGCTCGCTCGCCTCGGTGATCATTCCGATACCCTGCTTCAGTCCAAAGGCGTTGGCTACGCCAAACTTGCCATTGACAAACTTCTGCTTTAGGCTCGGGTCGCTCATCTCCTTCATCGTCTGACGTATCTTGACGACATCGGGGAGGAAGCTCCATCCGGTGGCGGCACCCTCATCGAAGAATTCCTTTAGGTAGGTGCCATACTTCCCCTGCGGATAAGTGCCGTCGCCATAGGCATCGCTCATTGTATACTTCAGCACAGTCTTCTGCACCTTGGCATAGTTCGCCATGAAGTCTCTCTGATAAGCCCACCCAAAGTCTGAGACGTTACTGATCAACGCCGTACCATAGTCACGCAAGGCATTAGTGACTGCGAAGTTAGGGTTGTACTGCGTCATCAGTGCGGACATAAAGCGGGTGGCTTTGGAGACTAAGTTAATCGCTCCCGCTTTTTCAAGATAACGTCCGACGCTTCGGTAAAACTTCGTGTTTTGATCCATAGATGGGCGTCCATTTAGGACATCAGCCACCAGCTCACCTCGATACTGAGGGGAGAAGTGGATCTGTTGCTCCACGCCATCTTTGTAGACCTTGACCGTGCGCCTTAACGCCTCGTCTTGCTCATTTTCGTCCCCTCTTAGTGGTTTCGGATCCCTATAGAGGATCTCGATGGAGTTGTTGAGGTCGCTGATCTTGTCGCTGATCTCCTTACTCTTAATCCCATAGACGTAGTCTGTCGTCTCGCCCTTGTCGTGCGACTGGTCGAGACGCTTCTGCTCCATACGTAGCTTGGCGATCTGTCTCCTGGCGTCTGAGTCGTGCCGAAGCTCCTCTATAGTAGGGGCTTGCTTGGAGGGTGTATAAATCGGATTGCCCTTCTCATCTACTCCCGCTTTCCGGTAGTAGGTCTCCCCGATCTCAAGGACTCCACGGCGTGCAAGCTCTTGCTGGTGCTGTGTCACCCATTCGTAGAGGTGAAGCAGATCCTGATTACGCACGACACGCATAACGGTGGTATTCATAATCGCCTGCATATATGCGATAGGATCACCCGAGAGACTCTGTCGCCCCTCTGCCGTCATCTCCACTCGCTCATAAGCATTGCGGTCGCTCTCCTCCGTCACCTTGAAGCCACGCTGAGGTGCGTAGTATCTCCGCGGACTTTGCGTGAGACTGCGATACTGGTCGTCTGTCATCAGTCCGGCACCGTGCAGTCGGTCGATAGACCAGCGGGACATCTTTCTCATATCATCACAGAGTGCCTCGGCATTGGCTTTGCCGACCGATGCCTCAAAGGACGCTATGTAGGCTTCCGGGGTGATATGGTTACTTGACTTGCCAAATTCCGTAACCACCTTCTCGAAGCCTTCTCGTCCACGACTGACCAGCCCGAGTTGCTCGCACTCTACGATATCCTTTGCCTGGAAGTAGAGAGAGACCTTGTCGTAGCCGTCTGCACGCTTAATCGTTTTCGTTTCGTTCGTGTCCTCGTCAGTGAAGGTGTAGGAGACATCCATCACCTTATCCAAGAGTTTCTGCTCTCGTAGGTCACGTATGCGATCCGTCAGCTTAGTTACAAGCGGCTCCACCTCCTGCTTACGCATATTCAGCTCTCGGGACGACTGCGTCATCAGGTCTTGGTAGACATTTTGCTCGGGCGTCATCCCTATCCCCATTCGCTCCATCTCCTTACAGAAGAGCTCCACGGGGCGGGCGCTGTCTACCATATATCTGATGAAGCGTCCCTTCGTGGTGACTAAGGCATCCATACGCTTCATAGAGCTACTGAGGTAGTCTCTGTAGTTCCTATTGTACTCGTGCTGGAGCTGTGCCACCTCGTACAGGCTCATCCCATCGGTGATCTTCGGTGGCTTAGGTGCCGTCAGGCTCTCCTTGTGCGCACCCGTGCGGAAGCGCACCCGTGGATCGGCATAGTGCCGGCTCATCGTCTCGGCATACTCAGCCACAGACTGCGTGGGGCGTTTCTCAGGCACTGCAGGAGCAGCGGGGAGCTCCAGCAAGTCTGCCGTACTCTTCCCCGTCAAGTCCTCCGGGCTGTACCACTCTCCGTCCCACTCAGGATTGATCGGGTCGGTCATACTCTTGGGGTCGGCACGCTCAGTCCTCCTGAAGCGATAGTGGTCCGTGATCTTAGCGTCATTCTCGTTGAAGATCACATAGCACTCCCCGTCCTGACGTCCATTGTAGTGTATGCCGACGAAACCCGCCTCATTGAGCATTTCACTTGTCCACTGAGCTGCTTGTGAGGGGCTGTCGGTATACTCTTTAAGGATGTAGTCGGACAGGGTTTTATAGAGGTTGCCACCTGAGAGTGTATTCCAGTCCGGTTGGCTATTTGCGAAGTCTGAGTAGAAGCTCTCGTCATATTCACTGCCGGACTTCTCCTCCATAGTCTGCTTTATGGCTGAGGCCTGTCTCTCTGAGAGTGGAGCATCCTCTTCAAGATAGTTGCCGTCAGAAAGATTAGGTATCTCCACAGCGTATTTGTTGTGGAATGGTCTAACATCTTCATCAAGCCTATTCTTGTAGAAGTCTACAAAGTCATCCCACCTTGTGTTAGCTTCTTTCTGGCTGTCGTATAGCTCATCAAATGCACTTCTGTCGCTATAGAGACGTTCAAGCGGTGAGATAAAAGTGTTTCCGACATCTCCTTCGCCGTCGTTATAGAGGTCAAGGATCATCTCTGCCCAACGCTTCTGCTCGTCAGTATATTGAGACAGGTCATCCTTGGAGATCGTCATTTCAGGCATTCCCTCATAAGGGATGAGCTGCTCTGTCTGACCATACCCCTCCAGATCCTTCACGCTGAAGTAGCTACCCCAGCCGTGCGCCTGAGCCCCTTCGCCACTCCCCATAAAGCGATGGTCAAAGCCAAGACGCTCTCCCGTCTCAGGGTCGACAAAGGAGCCGTCTGCTTTCTTCAAGAGGTGCGGACTGTTGTGGTACACACGCAAGAAGCGAAGCACATCATCTACCGTGGTATTCTTCGGCGTGGCGTTACGCATAAAGTCGCTCGCCGCCTCTGCCGCCCCACTGACATCTCCTGCACGCTCAGCCCTCCTGAAGCGATGCTCCGGATCCGTGTGTGTTGCTTTCTCTATTTTTGGATTCTCAAATCCATTTATTATATTTGCGATGTCATCAAGCTTTGGATTAGCTTGTGCGGAGGCTCCCCTGGGAGGAGCAATGCCAAGCCAATCCAAGGCTTTCTTTTTATCTCTGACGTAACGCAAGGCTTCAGAGAGACCCCCGCCCTTTGCAGTCGTCATATCCTCTAAGAAGCGTCCAGCTACCTTGTCGTGAATGCTGGCTATTTCGTTTATCTCGAGTATCCTTCCTCCTCTCTCAATCTTTATAGCGACAGTCAGCTTGTTGTCTCCTACACTAAGGTCTGTGACTATGATCATTGACCTTGCCTTTGTCCCCCATTCGTAGACAAGGAGTGGGTCTACAAGAGCCTTCGGGAGATTGCGTAAGTCCGCAAGATTCAGGTGATGCTTCTCCTGAGCTTTTTTGATGACATCTCGCGGAAGAGTGATCTCAGCGAGAGGTAAACCACATGATAATAGGACACTGCTTGGCATCCCAAGAGTCAAAGGCGCCTGTCGCGTTGTGCGATTTGACAAAGAAACATACTTCTCCAGCTCCTCATTAAACGTCCGGTTCACCTCCTCTATATTCAGCTCTCCTGTCCGGAAACGCACACCCCTATCGGTAGCGTCTGCCCGATCCATGGCAGAGAGGACCGCTTCATTCATCGCGCCCTCCTTCGTGCTGTCATAGGTAGACACCTTGAGTCCGGACTTCTCCAGCTCTGACACAAGCTCAGGCGAAGTCCCCTCGGGGACTACTGCCTCCACAAACTCACTCAGCCCCACGGGACGATCTACCTTGGTCTCAAAGTAGTCTGTCGGGAGAGCCTTCATCTGCTCTCTCAGAGCGGATGCCCTCGCCTCCTCCGTGACCGTCAGCGGACGACCGAAGAGGTTCTCCCCGTCAGCCAGTAGGGCTGCGAGGTGCTCTTCACCACGGATGTCAAAGAGAGACTTCGCTTCTCCCTGCAGCTCATTCGCAAAGTCGGCAAACTCTTTCCTCGTAGCTTCCCACTTTGCAGGGTCCTTTCCCGACAAAAGGTCCTCGCCCTTACGTATTGCTGAGAGAGACCTATACCGACTACCAAGCTTAGACAGAGCATAGGCAAAGGGGTAAGCCTTGCTCCCCTCTGCACGCTCTCTCTTCATCAGCTTAGAGACATTATCCAGCGTGTGCGGGACTCTCTTCCACGACCCGTCGGCTCTCTGCCCTGCGAAGAGGAAGTCCTTCATCTCGATGGACTTCGCCAGAGACGATACGTAGCTGTCATAGTCCTCCCCTCGGTGTTCGGACTCATACAGCTTTCGTACGCCCTCATTCGTTCGTAGGCGTGTCTCAAGAGTGGCGGGAGACAGATCCGACTGGTTGGCTTCGTTCATCAGGAGACGTGCAGAAGCCACATCCCCAAGGTTCCTGACCTTATCGCTCAGCGACCTAAGGGCATCCTCGCCACTCTTCGTCAACTCATAAGACACCTGCGGGTAGGTAGGTGTCCACGCATCTCTGTTGTACGTCCCTTTGTGTCGTCCTGTCTTGGCATCCACCAGGTCACGAGGAGCGATCAGAGCCACCTCTCCAAACGTCCTTGTCGGTAAGCCCCGCTTCGTGTCGTACACAGCAATGCTTGGATTCGCCAGCCCGCCCATCTTTAGGGCGTGCCTTAGGTTATCCGTCGTCAGTGTGTGCACACCTGCCAGGTGCGCCTCCCCCCTCCTGAAGCGGTAATGATCAGTAATCTTGGCGTCGTTCTCATTGAAGATCACATAGCACTCCCCGTCCCGACGTCCATTGTAGTGTATGCCGACGAAGCCCGCTCGACTGAGCCATTCACTTGCTGCACGTCTGGATCCTATGTGAGTCTTTTGGCTGGGATCACCGTTGAGCTGAAATTTTCTGGCGATACTACGGTAAATGTCTCCCCCCGACACGCCATAAACTTCTCGTGGGTCAAGTTTCCCAAGAGGCAATGGGTCTTCCCGCATTGCTTTGAACAGCAAATCCGTGGCTCTATCAGACAGAGGCTCTCTCTCATTGATATATTCATAGACGGACGGGTCGGGGATCTCCACGGAATATTTGTGTCGAGCCGCCTTCTCTACAAAATACTTCACATAATCAGGATTGTTCTCAGTGAACGACAGGACATCTTTATACCCATCCACACTGCGTTGGAAACCTTTGTACGTCAGTCTCACCTTATCAACTGAGTAGTCCGGGTGTGTTTTGTACTTGTATCCGGTCTTGGGGTCTATGATTGTCCCCCCGAACACGTTACTTGTTGCGGCTACCGCCCACGGTTCATTATCTTTTAGCGCCTCAAGCAAGCGACCTTCCCTTCTCGCATATAGCTCTGTCAATTGGATTCTCTCTTCGAGGTCCTCCTTGACAGCCTTTTTGACTATCTTTTCATTTAGGGTTGAACTGCTCTTCATACAGCAGTCGCGTATTGATAGAAACAGAATGAAAGCGGTGTTCGTGCTCCCACCTTTTGAGGTCACGTACGCTTCATTCTCCATAATATGCATGCCGTTAAACACATCGGCGCTGGGGGTAGCATAGTTAGCCAGATCCTTCACGCTGAAGTAGCTACCCCAGCCGTGTGCTTGAGCCCCTTCACCACTACCCATAAAGCGGTGGTCAAAACCAAGACGCTCTCCCGTTTCAGGGTCGACAAATGACCCGTCCGCTTTCTTCAGGAGGTGAGGGCTGTTATGGTACACACGCAAGAAGCGAAGCACGTCATCCACAGAGGTGTTCTTCGGCGTGGCGTTACGCATAAAGTCGCTCGCCGCTTCTGCCGCACCGCTGACATCACCTTCACGCTCAGCTCTGAGAAAACGGGAGGTCGGCTCTTCCGATCCGGTGTTTTTGGACTCGTCAAGAAGCCGTTTCCCGGGGTCGTAGGATTTCTCCACATCTTTCAGTAACTTTGCAACAGCAATGTCTATTAGAGGCTTGCGCGTGGAGTTGGTTAGTGCATCGCTCGTGGAAGAGCCACTTATAACCAGCTCCACGCTTGTTACCATATAGTCATACGCTCTATCGTCGGCATTGTATCTTTCGTGCAAGGTCGTCTTTACTCTGTAGAGCTCGCCGTCCATCTTTACTGCACCATACAGACGGTGTACAAGCATAGTAGGCTTATCCACGCCGTTCTCCGGAGATCTCTTTCCGTCTACTTTTCTATAGTCTGCGTGTGTCTCTGCAAGGATACTGTCACCAATAATCCTTGGAAGTTTCTTTAGTATGGCAAGGTGAAGCCCGAGGTTGTCACTATTCTTTGTAGAGGAACCTGACAAGAATTTCTTGATGCCGTCTTCGTCTATCAGGTACTTAAAGCCATCCGACCTCCCCTTATGGTACCAGTAATCCTTTACGATGTGATGATTTGCCCACACCTTCGCTTTTTCAATAGCCTGTAGTCCGGTGCCGGTAAAGTTGTGTCTTTTCACCGGTGTTACCTTCACGCTTGACTGTTTGAGATCAGGAGCTACCAAGCCCTTTTGCTCAATGGCAGCGTCTCTTAGTCGCACAAAGTCAGTCCACCTCCTGTTGCTCCTGAAGCGCACCTCTGCTCTCTCAGGAGAACCCTCTGGAGCCGTCGCCTGCTGTCGCTCGGCACGCTTCTGCAGTTTCTTTGCGGAGCGTCTGAGGAGGTCGTCAGCCATCATCTCTGCCGACTGATCGATCTGCTTTCCGGACAGACCGAAGACATTACGGAAGAAGTCCTTGATAGACTCCCATACCGTCTTCTTCGTGATGCCACTCTCCGCACGGTGAGCAATCCACTCATCCATAGCGATACGCACCTGCCCGAGGTTCGTGAGGTCTTGCGAGCCGTTGCCGTACTCGCTCATCGCACGAAGCACCTCCTCCTCACCAAGCTTGTTGGCGAGGTTGTCCAGCACCTGATTATATCCTACCTCACCGAGCAACTCCCTACAGCCATAGTGACCTACCGCCTCGTGCAGGAAGGTCGCCCTCACGTCATCCGCATCGACATTAGCCGGCAGGTAGATATGGATAGCGTTATCGCTCTTGTAGAACCATCCCTTGACGAAGTGCGTCTCGTCGAAGCCGGCACGCACCTCCTCGGGGAGGGTGGACATATCCTCGTGGAGCTTCATCGGTACGCCAAACGTCCGAGACATATCCATGGCGGCGGCGCGCTTGCGTCTCTCTTCGGTGATCCGATCCGCCAGAGCGTCCCGCCGTGCGCGGAAGTCCTCCGCCACATCTCTCCTGAATCGGTAGTGCTTCTCACGACCGGATGGCACCTCATAGACACGTCCATAGACCGCCTCTGCCGCACCCGCCTTGGTGTCGGTGGGCTGAGAGGTTGGCATAAGGGATTGCGTCTTGGCACCTGTCTCATTCGCCCCTACAAGGTCGTAGTACTGGTTGAGCGCCCCGGCTATCTGCTCCTCCGTCTGCGTCTGCATGGAGGCGGCAAGGAGCTTTGCCAGCGAGGATGCCTCCCCGAGGTTTGTCTCCAGCTCACTGCGACCAAAGAGACTAACCTTTCCGAGGATGAAGATCTTCGCGCTCTCAAAGTTCGTCTGTCCCGCAAAGTCCGGATCTTGCCTTAGACTGTCCCACACCAGGAGCGCATCCCCGAGATCGGGCGCAAGGCTCGTCTCAAAGGATGCCTGACTGTCCCTATAGAGGAATGTCGCCAGACCGTTGCGAGCCGAGGCGGGCAGGCGATAGAAGATATCCATCGCCCGTGGTCCGATAACGTCCGCCAGCTGGTAGAGGGCTACGTCCTTCAGTGCCGTCTTAGCCTCTGCCGTCACGACACGCTTGCCCTCGCTGTTGGTCTCGAAGGCATTCTTATACTGGGTGTCGGTGAGATAGCCATTCTCGTGGAGGAATTGCAGACCATCCTCCGCATTGCGGTTGAGCATGTTGTCCATCTTCGCACTCAGCTCTATTCCGTTTGCTCCCGTGCGACTGAATATCCGGTTGAAGAATGAGACCAGCATGGACTGACCGCTCTGAGGGTCGGTGTCGCTATTTAGCTCCTCGCCTACCGTCTGAGCGTTCATCGTGTCCGCTCCTGCGCTCTCCAAGTCTGTCTGCCCTCGGTGCCCGAGGCGAATGGCTTCGCTGTCCGACACCTCCGCCACGTCTACCGCCACGGGGTGCGCCATAGCGTCTACCTGCTCCGCTGTCATCCCGTACTCCGAGGCGTGAGTCTTCAGGTACTCCTTGTAGAGTTCTGCGCTCTTGGCGTGCCGCTCCTCCCCGTCATACATCGTCTGAAGGGCGTCTGTGCGGTTATTACCCTGTATCACCTCTCCGCGAGCATTGACGACCGGTGCGCCGGTATAGGCGGTGATCCCTCCTGTGATCTCGTCCGGACGAATGTCGCTCGCTATGCGGTCTGCCGCCGTGGAGCTGAGTCCGTTGTCCGCTCGGTCCTTCGGCTGTGCCTCGGGGATGAAGTGCCTCGGGTTCATCTGTCCCTCCTTATGGCTCGCCTGTAGGCTCTCCGCCTCCACGATCGTCCGCTTCACGGGGACGCGTGTCTCCCCGGGACGCTGGCTGAAGGCTCGCTCTGCGTCTGCGTAATGCTCTACTGTCATAGGCTCCTGACGGGACACTACTGCTCCATTAACAAGTCGTGCGCCACGGGCTCGCGCCTGTCGTGGCGGATCCTCCGTATACTCTCGCACGGTAGAGCCCTCGGCGTTGCGCTCCAGCTCCTCACGCTCCCTGCGCCTGCGCTCATTCTCTAATCGGATCCGCTCCTCTCGGTCTTTTATCTCCTGAGCCAGCTGCCGTTTCTCCTCTTCGCGCCTCTGTCGCTCTTCCGGGGTAAGTGCCTCCTCCTCCGCACGCTTCTTTGCTTCCAGTTCCTGACGTGCCTGCTCCTCAGCGGTGCGGACATAGTCATCGTAGAGGCGGTACTCCTCGGATGCCTTGCGAAGAGCCATCCGCTTCTCTAAGTTGCCAAGGTCATTCTTTACCTCTGCCTCCAGCTTCGACCTTTCCGACCCGACCTTAGATCGTCTCTGCCGTGCCGCCTCGACGGCTCCGCTCTTCCCGAGAGCCGCTTCGTTCACCCTCAGCGTCTGCTCAGGCGTGAGAGCCTTCAGGTCAAGTGCGCCACTCTTGGACAGCGGCAGAGAAGCGACAAAGTCCTCTCCGTAAAGCTGACCGAGATAGCGAATGAAATCATCCGGTCGCTCGCTCATCAGCTTAAGCCCGTCCACCTCGCCCTCTCTCGTCCTCGGGAGAGACTGCATAAAGTCGTCCGTGGTGTCGCCTGCGTCTCCTTCTTCACTCTGTGACGCCTGCTCCTCTGCCTGCTGTACCTCGTTGAGAAATGCCGCATCCGCTTCGTCTACCGCTGCCTGAACTACGTCGAGGTAGTCCTCCGCCACCAGCTGAGGAGAGGAGAGATCGTCCATCTGCACGATGTGTCCCTTCTCCTCTCCGTCCACAGACTCATCGTAGACGTAGATGGGAGCGTCATCGTCGGTAGGCAAAAGCTCCACCGTGCCATCCTCATTCGTCACCACCCTGACGCCACCGGTGACATACACCTGCTTCGGCTTGCCGTCGGCATCCGTCATCGTTGCCGAGATGACGGCACCACGGGCGCTCTCATCCCCTACGACAGACTTCGCGCTCCACTCTTTCTGCAGAGCATCCTGCATCTGAGCCATCGCTTCTTGGTGCGACTGCTCTATGGCGGTGAGACGGCTCTGTGCCGTCACCACATCGAGGATGGATTGCCGGTCGTTGTCGCTCAGAGACTCGTCGCTGAAGAGCTTCGTCAGCTCCTCGGTGGGGTCTGCCTCTCCGTCCCTCAGCACAAGAGCCATCTGGTCTACTCTTGCCCTGACCTCTTCGTTCTGTCCCTCCAGCACGTCAGCGAGTGCCTGCTTGGCACCGGCAAGAGCCACGGGGCTATTCAGCTCCTCCTCGGCGACCTCTGGGTGTGTCGCTCTGTAGATCGGGCTCTGCTGCTGCTCCGTGGCTGAGAGGATGGCTCCCGCTCTCCTCTGGTTCTCCGTCAGTACCTCCTCCTTGGGGTGAAGCCCCTCCGTTGCTTCGTCATACGCCTTCTGAGACTTCTGACGCTCCTCAGGTGTGTAGTGGATGGCATCCACCACCTGATCGGCGGGGAGCATCTTCTGCCGTCCCGCACGATCCAGCACAAGGTAGCTTGACTGATCTGCGCCGATCACCTCGTAGAGGTTGTTCTTCGCGTCCTGCACGATCGTCAGCCCTTCCTTGCGGTGCATACGGGCTACCTGCCCGCTCTGTATGCCGGCACCGAAGCCACCCATAAGAGCTCCCGCCCAAGCACCATAGATGCCGTCCTTCACCGCCTGCCTTGCCACGTCAGCCCACGCCTCTTGGTCTTCCTTGTCTTTCCATACGCGGTCAAGTGCGCCATTCTGCGCTAGCGTGGTGAGGCTCTCTCCCGGTCCCTCCGTCACGGCACCACGGACGACCTGCCGTCCGGCACTCTTGGCGAGAGGTATGGCAAGTGGCTTCTGTGCGTACTCGCTCAGGCTGCTGAGGCTCTGACGTACGCCCTCGTTGCCGGCTATCCCCTTAGCAAGGGAGCGGACAGCCAGCTTCTGCCCGATCCGCCCCCCGGAAAGCTTACCGATGGCGCTGATGGACTTGGACGCTACCGCACCTCCGAGAGCGTCACCGCCAAACTCTGTCGCCATATAGCCGATGGCGATCGTCGCCTTCTCCTCCGGGGTGATGTAGACCCCCTTCTCAGCGGCGTAGTCCTCCATATCCATTATCGCCTGCCCGCCTGAGGAGAGGGTCTGCGCCCCTATGCTCGCCCATGAGATCGCCTGCCCGATGGGAGCTCCCACCCCGGGGATGAGCGAAATCGCCTGACCGGCAAGGGCACCGCCCACGCTTGCCGTTGCGCTACCAAGCTCAGCCCAAGTACCAGAGGGGACCTCGGACTTACGGATGTAGTCCTTGGCGTCCTCCTTCCAGCGGACGAAGGGGTTAGCCTTATCCTCGCTCGATCCCTTCTCTCTGAGGTCGCTCCGCATAGCGTCTAAGGCGATCGCTCTCTTCTCGGGAGTGAGATCCTGCCCCATCCTCTGCATACGCTCCTCGATAAGCTTTAGTGCGTCTGCCTGCCGTGCCTTCTTGGAGTAGTCGCCCGAGAAAAGGATGTCGTTATGCGTGTAGCTATCCAAATCCTTCAGTAGCCTTTCCCTCAAGCCACGGACACGCTCAAGACTGAGGGTGCCGTCCTTCTCTATCTGGTTGATGAGGTGAATAGCCTCCCTCTCGTCGTCCGAGTTGCCACCGAAGCCCTTCAGTAGGTCAGCCACGGCGATCTGTGCACCACCGATGATCCCTCTCGTGCCGGACACAACACCGCCCCCGAAGGTGCGGGTGGTCTTAGGACGATCTCCAGCCGGCGTCTTAGGCTCCGGCAGGGTGTCCTCGCTATCTACCAGATCAATGGGCGCAATGTTTGTCCCAAGCCCACGCACTTCAGGTCGGTAGCTCACCTCGGACGTGCCGTAAGGATTGTATTCTCCCTTCGACGCATCCATTAGGGCTCTATTGCGTGCCATCTCCTTGGCGGGGTCTCGCGTGAAAGTCTTATTCCTCAGAGTCGCTACCTGGTTACCCTGAGAGTAGGGGTTGAAGAAGTAGTTGTCGAAGTCCTCATAGGACCCTGTGAAGATCCCCCGCCCGTGGAGCTTTCTGTAGAGCCCTTGGCGCACCTCCGCCCGCTGGGTGTCCGAAGCGAGCGTCTCCATACTCCCGGGGAAGACATCCCCATCCATCGCCTTCTCATCCGTCAGCAGGCTATAGAGTCCGCTGATACTGCTGTCTACTGATCCCTTCTTATCTGGCTGTCCGTACATGGTGTGTCGTTGTTATTTGCTTTCGTAATAGTTTGCTCTCTGCTCTGCTGCTCTTCGCTCTCGCTCTGCCTCCTGTTCCTTCAGTCCGCTGTCGTATCCCAGACTCTTGCGGTTGTATAGTTCCTGAGCGTAGAGCTTGGTGTAGAGGTCCAAGTCTAACTTTCCCTTCACCGGCAGGTTCTTCAGGTATATGTCGCGGAATGCCTTCTGATCCTCGTTCAGTCCTGGCAAGAGGGAAGCATCGGGAGCGAGTACGTCCCCATGGTCAGAAGTATGCACGATCTTAGACCCGAGGGCGGCTGCCGCTTCGGTCTGTAGTCGGTCGTACTCTGTAGGGGTGAAGGCGAAGTCTCGCGTCTTCTTATTCAGATACCCCTGCCTCTTCGCTAAAGGATCGTCCCAAGAAGGATTCTCCAGTCGGATCGGGTACTTGCCGTTGACCATGTTAGCGGATCCTCCCGTTTTTGCGGGTGCGGTCTGCTTGGTGCGACGGTCCTGCTTCCCCTTTTCCCAGATCTCTGAGAGCCTGTTCTTCCCCTTGAGCTTCTCCAGATCCATATTGTAGCCGTGGGACTTCTCCAGCTTCTCCAGCTCCTGCTGAGCCTTGAGACGGTCACGCTCCAGAGCGTCCGCCGCCTTCTGCCGAGCCAGCTCCTGCTGTGCCTGCGACCGTGCGGCATCGGCTCGTCGCTGCATCTCGTAGCCGTACTGCTGACCCATAGAGCCATAGATCCGATTGATTTCGTCCATAGCGGCACTGCCCATCATCCGGTTGTGTGCGTTGAGTAACTGCTGGTAGCGGGCGGTCGCCTTCTCCACCTCCGCATTTGCCTGCGCCATCCCCGACGGCTCGCCGTAGCGGTTGCGTATCGTGGCGTTCTGACTATCTCCGTAGATCTCCCCGAGGAGCTTCAGGCTGTCCCCGAGGGCTCCGGCGGCACGTTTCCGCCTTGCCTGCTCCTCCGTCATCTCGGGTGTCGGGGCGGGGAAGAACTTCGCCAACTCTGTAAGTACCGGCTTGCCCTGACGCTTCCACTCCTCCACGGCATCCGCATAGGAGGGAGCGCCATCGTTGACCGACCAGCGACGCACCGTCTCCGTCACGGCAGGTTGTGGAGCCACGGGAGCCACAGGCTGTGGTGTCTCTGCCGGGGTCTCTGTTGTCGCTCCCGGCTTAGGGAGCATCCCACCCTCGTGAAGCGCTCGGCTGTCCCGGATCGCTGACCAGAAGTCCATTGTGCTATTACTCTGCTTCATCTCTCTCGTCTATCTCTCTTATGGTAAAATGCTTGGCCAGCGACCCTCGGCATGGTAGCCCTTGGCGAGGATCTTCTTGATCTCCTCCTTCCGCCCCGCCACCCGTCCGAGGTAGCCGGCGGCATCCTCTGCGCTCTTCGTCTCCATCCACCTATAGCAGATGTAGTCTACCAGCAGCCCCTCGATCTCGCTGTCGAGTGCCTTGCGGTACTGCATCGGAAAGCTCTTCGCCGGCTTCAGCACCAAGAGCCAATCCTTATTGTCGTCATACTCTCGGTGCTCAATGAGGTAGGGAAGAAGGTCTGTCGGGGTCTCCTCCACACAGCGTGAGGGGATGGCGGACAGCACCTGCGCCTGTGCCTCCGAGAAAAGGCGACGGAAGAGGTAGTCATACTCCTCGTCCATCACCAACTGCTCATAGAGCGGCGTGGTCTCGCCCGTCTGCCTATTGACGGAGAAGCGTCGCTCCGCTATCAGCGACGTCTCCTGCTTCACATCCTGCTGGATCAGCTTGTGCGTGAAGGTGTGGATGAGCGCCTTCTTCCAGAAGAGCCCTATCATTTCACCTTGTCCGGAAAGAGATTAACGGCATTAGATGCCAAGGAGCCGAGCGCACCGATGCCGTTGTACATAAGGTTATTTCCGCTCATCGCCTGCCTCTGTGCCTCCTGATTGTCCAGCATGGAGATCTGATTAGCTCCGGCGAGGTAGCGGTCCTTTGCCCTCTGCTTGAATTGCTCCCCCATCGCCCCGAGGTTACCGACCATCCCCGCCATCACTCGGTTGCGGTCATACTGCCGGGCTGCGGTCGCTTCAGGGGTCGCCCCGGTAATGACGGCGGTATTAGCTTCCCGCTGTCCCTGCCGTCTCATCTCTTCCCTCATCTTCCGAAGGGCGTTCTGTGCGTCCGCCCGCTTGAGGTAGTCCGAGTAGTAGTCGGCGAGGTAGGCGGAGTTATTTCGCCCCTCCATATCCCGCCTGATGGAAGCCTGGCGAGCTCTTGCGGCTCGCTCCCGCTGTGCGCCCACGATGGAGCCGGCTATGCCACTTATCGCCTGTGAGGCGAGGGTGCCGAGGGAAAGTGCTGTTGATAGTACCATAGTCTTATCTTAGTTTTTCGTTTTGTACGTAGGTATAGTTATGCTCGATCTCCACCGCCTCTATGTGCGTCCGGATGCCGAGCGTTGCCCTCAGTGCGAGGGCGAAGTAGCGCGCCTTATTCTTCGGCAGTAGCCCGCTGTCTAAGTCCCTGAAGTGGCGATGCGGCTTGTCCGTCGTGTGGAAGTGGTGCAGGCTCTCCGCCATCTTCCGTCGGTGGTTGACGTCGTGAAAGGTCTCCCCGCTCTCAGACCAGCCGATGCCCCAGCGTCCCTCCCGCACACTCTCTAACCAGCCACGTGTCCAAAGGCGAATCACATTCTTGATGTACGTGGTGCCAAAGGTGAAGGGGCGGGACACTAAGAGGACGGGGAGCGACTGAAGAGCGTGCCCCTCATCCCACCGCTGAACCGCCACAGAGCCATCCGCACGCACGCCGTAGGACCGCACTCGGGGGTACATATTGGACCCCTCCACGATGTTACCGCCTCCGAGGGACTGCTCCATGAAGTACCACTCCTTGGCAGCGAAGGAGAAGACCAGCAGGACGGATGGGAAGCGGTCACTCGCCACCCTCAGCTCCTCAGTGTGCGGGTCGTACGTCATTCGTGACGGCTCCATGAGGAAGCCCCGGAAGTCGAAGTCTGTCAGCCCGTAGCAGTCGGGGAGGGGAACGAAGTCGAAGTGTGGCTCCCTCCGCCTTGCCCAGATCCTCTCCGATAGGTTGCCCGCCACGTAGGTCGACGTGAGGAGCATAAGCCCCGAGCGGGAAGCGTAGGCGATGCCGTAGGGGGTCTGACAGATTACCCCCGAGATGGGTGCCTCCATAAAGGTAGGGGACGACATCCGAGCGTGGACAGCGTCCGCCGTCGCTCCTGCCAGCTCGTAGACCCCTGCGTCGGTGAAGACGTAAGAGGGGTAGGAGCCGAAGTTGCGGTCCGAGATATCCAGCTGTCGGGTCGCTTCGGCGAGGATCCGCCCCGTCCCTACCGTGTAGGTGGTCTCGGGAGGGAAGGCGAAGGGGTCATTCACCTCGCTCGCCTTGATGACGTTGTGCGCCTCATACGAAGCCTCCCCGCTCACCCTCGGATCGGTGACGGTGGTGCGGTACTTTGAGCAGATCATGCTGACCGAGTGCGCCAGCACGGACTCGGTAGCGAGGGTGCCGTATGTGCCGCTCCCGCCAAGTGACCATCTGTCGGTCGTCTTATTTCCTGTAGTCTCGTCTGCCATAGCTAAATCCGCAACCGGTTATGAGTAAATCCGCAACTGGTAATGAGTAATTCCGCAACTGGTAATGAGTAAAACCGCAACGGGTTACCGTGAAATCCGTTGTGTGAAATGATGAAATCCGTTGTGTGAAACCGCAAAACCCGTTGTGTGAAACCGCTAAAACCGTTGTGTGAAACGGTTTCGCCATTCGTCCGACCCGTCCGACTTGTCCGACAAGACAGCGTCCGAGGATATGACTTTCTACTCTTCATCGCCTCCCTCCGCCTGTGCCGTTATTTCTCGTGGTGGTCGTGCCGGGGCTTGTCGTCGCTATCGGCTCCGTCTCGATGTAGTACGCAACGGCGAGGTCGGGGTGGGGACGAAGTGCCTGGCTCAGCACCTCCGTCCAGCCCTTGGACGGCTCGTGGACGTAGAGCGTGAAGTGCCGCGCTCTCGTGTCGGGGTAGGCAAAGAGTGCCGGCATATGGAAGCTCTCCCGCACGATGGGTGCCGCCTGCTGCACGTGTACCGTGCGCCCCTCCACCGCCAGCTCCACGTCCACTAAGAGCGTGGAGCCTGCTTCAAACGTCTCCTTTGCCTTGGAGCCGTTATAGGGGCGGTCGTCCCTGTCCCAGAGAAAGAGCCGAGCGAAGCCGGGGAAGAGCGTCGTATGCACGTCCGATAGCCTCAGCCGACCATTCATCGACCGCATGCCTTTTGCCCCGTAGCGGTGGTGGCTCAGCGCACCCGACGGCATCAGCTCCTGATAGCGGATGTCCGTGTCGCGGTAGACGGTCGTTGCCCTACTTGGGATTACCATAAGCCCGTCCGTGGCACGGTAGTACTTCCCCTCCTTCACGTCCCGCCGTAGGTCGATAGAGTGGATGAGGTAAAACTGCGAAGCGTTGATGATCCGCTCATCCGTCCGCTCCTCCACCTTCGTCCTGTCAGAGATGTCGTTTCGCCCCACCCTCTCCGACCGGTCGTAGTAGGTGACGTTTCTCGCACGCTTCCCTAAGCCCCAGCCGCTCATATTGATCGACCCGCGAAGAGTGACCGCTCCGCTCCGCATGTCTATCGGCTCGCTGGCAAAGAAGTCTATCGACGTGATGATGTCCCGCCACGGCTCCAGCGCGGATAGATCCGGCAGATCCACCTCCACGCTGTAGGAGTGGAGGGCAGGCGGGGCAAGGTAGCCGCTCCCCTCGCCCGCCAGCCACGTCACCACGGGGTGCATAAGTGGCGAGTAGAAGTCCCGGATGAAGTCCTGCGGCATGATGAGGAGCGGTGCCGAGGGGCGCATGATCCGCCCGTCGAAGAGGCGGAAGGCGTAGCGGATACTGACGGGGTCGAAGAGGCACGCCACGCCGTCCTTAGCCTGCTTCTCCTGCCGGAGCTTCCCGATCAGTCCCTCCCACGCCTCACGGATACGAGTCCAGATCTCGTCCTCTTGCATCTTATTGAGCTCGTCCTTTCCTCCGATTAGAACCGCCCCGGCGTCCTCCAGCTCCTTCTTCGTTGCCGTCTCGGGGTCGGCGAGCTTTACCTCCTCTTTGGTCTTCCCGGCTCTCATCTGTAGCTCCAGCAGGTCGGGGAAGGTACCGAGGGCGTGATAGGCTCCGTCACGCCAGAGAGCGTAGTAGATATCTTTCTCAAAGACGAAGGATAGGACATTCCCCGTCTGCTCCACGCCCGTAAAAGCTCCGAGAGCTGAGGTGTCGCTGAGGACGAGCAGCTCACGGGGATTGCCCTTGGCGTGGCACTCGTCGTCCGTCTCGTACCAGTCTACCGCCAGCCCTTTCTCCCGCTCCTGCACCACCAGCAGATGGCGGCACTCGCTCGTCTGGTGGAGGAAGACCGAGTGGAGCCGGTAGCCGTCCCGCACCCTCAGCCCGCTCTCCTCCACCTCGGCAACCTCGCACGGGGTGTAACCTCCGCCCGAGAGGGGGCGAAGGTTGTAGAGGATCATGGCATCGCCCTCCGTGTAGTTGTCCGTGGTGGACATACCTCTCAGGTCTGTGCGTCTCTTCTCCATAGCGCCTTACTGTACTCTGTGCGGAAGCTCTCCGGGGGACTTCATCTGCTGCATCATCTCACGAACCATGGCGGGGTTAAGCATATAGCCGTCTGTCGCTACCTGCGCTTCCGTGGGGTCGGCGGGAGCCTGCCCGAGTGCCTGCTGTCCCTGCTGTGCCATCATCATCTGCTGCTGCTCCTGCTCCTTTTTGTTCAGATAGTCTAAGAGCTTATCCTTGAAGGGGTAGTTGCCTACCTCGATCATCCCCCGCAGGTCGAGGAGGTTATTCGGGTCGTACTGCTTAAGCTGGAGGAGTACGTCATTGACCAGCATGCGATAGGCTGGCGTGTCCGTTCCCTCGCTGATGGCGATCTCCACGTCCACGTGCTTCACACGGTCGGGATTGTACTTGATCTTCTTCCCGGTCTCCTTGTCCCACACGTAGCGGGGCTGAGTGTAGAACTGCTGCATCAGCTGGACGCACAGCTTGTCCCTTTTTCGCCTGAAGGAATTCATGCTCTCAAATAGCCCATTGAGCGACACCGCAGAATTCTGCGACTGCTGAGCATACATCGCTGCGGGGGTGCCGGCGAGTGGCTGGCGACCCTGAAGGGCTCCGAAGACCCCCGACACCTGCTCCGTCATATTCATCGCCATCGTCACCACGTTAAGCGGCTGGAGCGCGTCCTGCATCGAGTTCATCAGCGTCGGCATCGTGTTACTCCCATCCCTCGCCGTCACGTAAGGGATCACGGCGCTGAAGTCTGCGAAGTGCTCCTCGATGTACTTCAGATCGTACCCGTAATCCTCCGCAACACTGCTCATCGGGACGAAGAGGAGCGACTTGGCGGCATACTTGGTCATCAGGTCGCTTGTGGCAAAGAGCTTATTGATCAGCTTATTCGTGCTGATGAGGTCGGTCACGAAGGGGTGAACGTCACCGATGAAGAACTCGTGCCACTCCCAGACGAAGGGCGGCCGCTCGTGCCAGTAAGGATTGATCCCCATGTCCAGCACTAAGGCATCAGGTGTCAGGTAGTAGTACCGCCAAAAGGTGTCCACGCCCCATCGGTACTCCAAGAGTAGCATCTCGTCCTCGGGGACCCCCATCCCTGCCTGCTCTGCTATGCGCCTCTCATTCTCCGCCTGGAGCTCCTCCTCGCTCGTGTCGAAGACGGCATTATAGGTGCCCTTTAGCCTGTCATGCACCCAGAAGCATTCTGCCGTCTCTTTCCGCCATATCTCGTAGAGCCTGCATCGCCCGCTCTGAGTGTCCGATGGGGTGAAGAAGTCCCTATGTAGCCTTTTCCCGTCACTCGTCATCTCGTGGATCAGCTCATCCCGGTGGTCTCCCGCACTGTATGCCCCGCGGATCTGCCGAGCGCGCGTCTTGCTCCCCTTGGCGAAGAGCCGGACAATGTCATCCACCGACAGGTCGTAGAAGGCACCCACTAACGAGCAGTCGGTGTAGCGGGGATCACGGGTAGCACCGTCGGAGAAAAAGCTGTAGGGGTCCACGTAGTCGATCACCACGTCCACGCTATTCTCCCTCGCCGCCCAGCCGCACCGAGTGACGGCAAGACCCGTCACCATAAGCTGCTTTAGCTCCGCTAAGTCCAGCTTGTTTAGCTCGTCTTTGTTGTAGATCGTCTTCAGCGTGGCGGTAAGTGCCTCGCTCTCCTGCTGGTGGTCCTCGGCGTGCGCCACGCATACAGGCGTAGTCTTGACGCTCGACCAGACGCCCTCGATGGTGCGGAGGATGTTTCTCACGATATTGTATTGCGACGGATTGAGTCCCATCTGGCGGTACTGGTTGCGCTCCTTGATCCAGCAGCACTTCCGCTCGTCCCAAATAAGGTCGGCAAACTGATCTCCGAAGACAAACTCCTCGTTGCGGCTTATCTCGGCTCGCCACTTGTCCATGGCTCCCCAGGCGTTATGAGCCGACATCAGCAGGTCCGGATCGGACGCAAAGTAGTCCCTCCGCGTCCGGCTCCGCTCCCCGCTGCGGTAGGGTGCCGGCTGCTTACCGTACCGCTTTGCGTATCTCTTGATTGTGCGTGCGTCCATAGTGATCGATCTAATTGCGCCAAATATCGGACGGGGTAGGGCTACTTTTTGCCCGCGACTGCCGACACCCTGCACTGGCGGGCAATTCTCCGAGCCACAGGGACTTACTTTTGTGGCATGAGTGAGAGGAAGAAAGCATACCGACCGATAAGAGCACGAGAGGAAGAGATCCCGAAAGGTCCCATCCACTCGTCCAACATCGCCATTGCCGAGATGCGCCACGACCTGGCGACCATCATCCGCAACAATATCGGCAAGCTCGATGCCGACCTCGCCTCGCTGGAGCCAAAAGACCGCATTATGTGCGTCACTCGGCTCGCTGAGTATGTCCTCCCGAAACAAAAGGAGGTGGCCGCTCACGTGGACGGCGAGATCAGCCAGAATATCCAAGCCTCACTCTCTAATCTTGATGATCTCTTTGGAACTAACAAGGATTGATTGTAAGTTGAAATGATATAGACTAACTGTTTTGTGTTTACAAGATTTCGGCGACCGGCAGCAGTGATGCTTCCGGTCGCTCCCATTTGTTAAGGTCCGAAACTCATCGCCCCTTTCTTTTGCCGTCCGGAAATAACTCCCTACATTTGTCTCGCTAAGGCGTTGTAAGGCTTTAGCATCGCATTGCTTCGGCGATGCTGTAAATTTAAGCGAGCGAAAGCTCATCGCTATATGCGAAATCGGTACCGCTTCGGCAGTACCTCAAAAGATCGTTTAGGGATCACCCCCGCCATTGGTTCTTCCTTTGGCGGGGGTTTTGCTCTAACTATTTGGAGTATCGGTAGGAAGTAAGTAACTTTGTTGGAGTAATAACAATGACATCATACAACTATGGAGCTTACAAACGATTCCATCAGGAAGGAGATCCAAAAAGAGATAGAGCGCCAAGGTGTTACACCATATCAACTCTCTAAAGAGCTCGGGGTCTCTCAACAAACTATCCACAATTATCTCAGTGGGATCACGGACGGCATTAACTCAGTGACGCTTACGGCTATTATGGCACGGTTGAATTTCTCCGTTTTGTCCCCTGAGGAGTTAAACTATATTAAATCTTCAATTTGATACTCCATTTAATTGGAGCATTGCGAGATTATGGCTACCTTTGGTGTACCAAAGAGATAAAAGAGACATGGTCTCTGCTCTGAGGTACTAATCCCTAAACAATAAAGCAATATGGCAACGATCTATGTACGAAAGAATGGCGAGACCAATGAACTCTCTCTCGGGGAGTATGATAGGCTCCCGCTGACCCCTAAGGGGCTGCTTAATGTAGCTGAGCTGGTTATGGGGCTTGAGCGTCCGATCTTTTTTGATTCGATCTACCGCGATTACGATGACGCTATGGAAGCCTACGGCGAAGATGATGATCTGGACGCCATCCTGCAGCCAGTCATCGATCACAAGTATGCAGCCGTCGTCTACAATGTCAATTGCCCCGGAGAGGAAGTCTACCTCACCGAGTCACAGGTGAATGATGGCGTAGAGCAGTTTAGCTTTGATATGGATAGCGTATGGGTAGAAGGAGATATGACCGGCGAGAATAATCTAATGCGTCGGGTTAATAATCACCAGCTATCCAGAATGGACGAGGACGGCTATCTGTACGGCTCCCCTCTCTGACCACACAACATAACAGACAATAAGGCGGCAGGCGTCGGGCTTCACAGCTCGGCGCCTGCCTAATTAGTATCTAACAAGCAACAAATAAATAGTACACTCAAGTACTATTCCGATAACTCCCCCTTCAGAGCCTCCACCAATCCTGCCTGCACGTCACCCTTAGCCTTCAAGACCATTGCCACACGCTCATCAAGCGTCCCACGTGCGATAAGCCTGTGGACGATGACGCTCTCTTTCTGCCCTTGTCGTGCGAGCCGTGCGTTAAATTGATCGTACTGCTCGAGGTTCCAAGTGACCCCAAACCATACGATGGTATGCCCTCCCTCCTGCAGGTTAAGCCCGTGACCTACCGAGGCGGGATGCCCCAGCAGTACCGGTACGTCACCTCTATTCCATTTCTCGATGGCTCCCTCTTCAGTGGCGTCAAGAGGCGCATAGTCTTCCAGTGCCTCCACTATCCGCTCCTTGTCGTGTCGGTAGTTGTAGGCGATCAGTATGGGAGAGGCTGCAGTCTCCGCTATCTCTTTTAGCCATTCGATCTTAGCGTCGTGGAGTAGCTCCCAGTCGTGATCGTCCGTGGTGTACACCGCACCATTAGCCGCCTGTAGGAGCTTTCCGGATAGTGTGGCGGCATTAGCTGCGGTTACGATAGCTCCGTTCAGTTCGGTTACCGCCTCCTTCTTCAGCTTCTTATACTTCTTCATCGCCGGCTCGGGAAGCTCCACATAGATGTCATTCGTCACCATTGGAGGGAGCTCTAAGTAGTCGTCCGCCGTCATTGAGAGCGTGATGTCCGAGACCTTTTGCTCTATCGCTCTCTTCGCACCATCCCTCAGCCCCCACTTATAGGTGATATGCCCGTGAGAGACAAGGGGGAAGAAGTACCTATCCCTGTAGTGCGTGATGAAGTGGCTCAGCCGTTTTCCTCCGTCCACAAGGCGGAATTGCCCCCACAAGTCCATATAGCCATTGGAAGCCGGTGTACCGGTCAGCGCAACCACTCGCCCCGCACCGTCGCACACCGAGCGCATCGCCTTAGACCTCTTCGCCTTGCCATTTTTAAAGAGTGACGACTCGTCCAGGATGATCACGTCAAAGGGACAGCCGTTGGGATAGACCTCCCCGAAGAGCCAGCAGATATTCTCCACGTTAATCGTATAGATGTCTGCGCCTTGCCCCAGCGCTTTGTAGCGTTGCTTCTTCGTGCCAATGATCGGCACCACTCTAAGGGCTTGCAGGTGATCCCACTTCGTCACCTCCTCCGTCCACGTGTGTAGGGCGATGAGCTTCTTAGTTGCCACCAGCACCGACGCCACCTCTCCCCTTGCTATCAAGTCGGAGACTGCAGTCAGGGTGCTGACGGTCTTCCCGAGTCCCATGTCGAGGAAGAGAGCGCACCGCTCGTGCGACTTAATGAAGTCCACGGCACGCCTCTGATAGCCGTGGAGATTTTCCCTACTCAGCATCGCCAAAGAGTGCGTTCAGTCCATCCTCGCTATCGATCACCCTCACATCGTGCCCGATGGCTCTCAGCTGCATGATCACTAATCTCTGCCGTGCGCTTGGTGTGCGTCCCTTGCTCTTCAGCTCCACCAGCACGACACGCCCCTCGGGGAGAAGGCACAGTCTGTCGGGGAAGCCCGTCATCTGCTGTGAGTGCAGCTTGTACGCCACGCCTCCTGCCTGCTCTGTTCGTCTTACCAGCTCCCTCTCCAGCCACTTCTCGCTCTCTCTATTCTTGTGAAACATTTTACTCCTTGTTTTTTCGGTTACAAAATGATCCGTGTAGTAACATATATATGCACATATACTACATATAGCCTATATGCTCATTTATCTATATGCCTATATATCACTATATTATATCTTATCTATTATTATCTATAAGTTGTATAGTAGTATGTAACCAAGAGACTATATATAGTAGTATATCAGCTGGTTACAATGGTTACAAAAGCGGTTACAGGAAAATTCGGTTGTAACTTTCCGCCCTCTCGGTTACATTTTTTCTGGCGAAATTGTAACCCAAATTGTAACCAAGATTGTTCCACACTAAGCCTTTCTTCGCCATCCCCTTTTCGCTTTTGAGCTCCCTATATCCTTATAGACGGTCGGCTCCCAGTCGGGACGGGTGGACATGATGCGGTTGACACGCTTGCGTGCGTCGCGCGGTATGCGCCCCTCGATGCGGAAGCCGAGCGCCCAGCGGCAGATGTCGTCGAAGCAGACCACCGTCCGCTCCTCCAGCGCTTCGCTGTCCAGCTCCGCCACTCCTTGTGCGTTGTAGTAGTAGCCGTCGAGAGTGTCGATGGGAAGCGAGCGGTAGCCTACGGGGACGGGCATGTCGAGGAACGTCTGTATCGTCTCCTCCCAAACATCGATCTCCTTATAGGCTTTCTGCACCTCCCTGAGCTGCTCCTCCAGCTCTCGGGAGAGGATCAGTGTCGGGTCGCTCTTGTAGAGCGTCAGCACCTCCGCCCATATCTGATCCACCACCTGGGATGTCAAGTAAGTAAATGGCATCCGGGACGGATCTTCCACTCCCTGCACAAGGATCACCCAGTAGCGTCTCTCACCGGTGGAGTCTCTCAGAAAGTCGTGCTCGTTCGTGGTGCCTGCGAAGACGCATTGCCGCTTGCGGTACACCTTGTGCCGTCCGTAGGGAGCGATGAAGTCATCTGTCGTCTTGGAGAGGAAGCCCTTGGCGTTGGCGACCCCGGAGGACATTATCCCCACCAGCTCCGGATCCTCTATGATCCACGCACCCTGCATCTGCGCCGACGCCTGTCGGATGTTGTCCAGCGAGACCAGCGTCCCGCTGTACCACTCCCTCCCGAGCCGCTCTAAGAGCGTGGACTTACCGCACCCGGTCTTACCCACAAGCACTAACATATTGTCAAACTTCACCCCGGGATGAAAGATCCTCGCCACGGCTGCCTTGAGCCAGCGGATGGTCATCGCCCTATTGAGTGGCGTGTCGTCCGCCCCGAGCGTCCGTATGATCAGCTCCTCCGCCCTCGGCACGCCGTCCCAGGTGAGCCCCTCGAGGTACCGCTTAATAGGGTGAAAGGCGTACCGACTCTCCACGGTGATTAGGGAGTCGTCGATGATCTGCCGGTTGTCTATCTTATAGTAGTGAGACGACAGCCAGCTCCTGAGCTGCGACACGTCGTCATCGGTGACGTAGTCGGGTGCGCCGGTCTGCATAGCTCGCCACGGCAGGTCGCGCGTCACGACGGCACGGTCGTGGAAGGTGTCCCGAGCGAAGCTCCCCCGGATCCGCTTGTCATTCTCGAGGATCTTGATGACGTTGAAGTGGCTGTTGTCAAATCGCACCCGCCCCGACCGCTCCACCTTATATATAAGGTCGCTTGCCCAGTCTGCGAACTCCTCCTCATCCTTCATCGGGTCGTAGTCGTCCGGTGTCTCGGTCGTCTCGGAAGTCTCTGTGGATAGGGAAAAGTCTCCCGCTGAGACCTGCGCCATCAGCTCCCTATTCTGCTCCTTCTTCACCCGCTCTAATGAGCCGGCGAAGTCGCACATCATCCCGTAGGAGGGGTGCTCTGTCATCGGCACGTCCGCACCGCACGTCACGTCGTAGGAGCCGTAGCGGTGTATGCGGACAAGGTCAAAGGAGTTTAGCAGCCGCCCCTCTGCGGGGTCGGTGGCGTGGTAGGAGTAGAGGTACTTCCCATCATCGTAGACGATCGCCCCGCCCGTGGTGTGTCCGTCTGCGTACGTCCATCGATTTGGCGACCCCGTGGGGGCATAGACCCCTGCGAGGAGATCACCCAGTACATCATATATAGAGTACGCTCTACAGAAGCAGCCGACGATGCCCCGCTTAGTGGTCGGATCCTCCGCTCTGTCTGCCACTCTGTGGCGTTGGGTAAAGGGGTCCTCGCCCGTGAGCCACTTGTCCACCTCCATCGGGTTGCCGGCAAAGGACTTTGCGAGAAACTCCCCATCCTTCGGGCACGACGGCCAGAACATCAGCCGCTCCGCCTGATCGGTCGTGGGGTCAAACTGCTCCTCTCCCACCAGCTCCGCCACCCGTGTCGCAAGAGCGGTGTACTCCTCCCTCGTCACGTCACGGGAGAGCGGCATCACTAATCTTAGTCGCTGTAACTCCTGCGTGTGTGAGTGTGTTGTGTGTAAGATAAAGGAGTAGACCGGGAAGACCTCCCTCAGGCGGTCGTACGTCGCCCTGAAGTCCGTTGCGCTGTCGAGGTCGAGCGAGAGGAGTGAGCGGTAGAGGAGGTTCGCCTTCTTCCTCCGTCCGTCCCTAAGTTCTCCCGCCACGTAGCCTCCGACATCCTTGGCATCCACCTGGTCATCCTTCGTCATCGCTTGATACTCCGCCACCGTCTCCCTCGTGCGGACCGGTGTGGAGAGCCGCTCCACCACCTCCCGCCACGTCATCCGGACGGCATCCCAGTAGACTGCCCTGCGGGACTTCCCTATGGAGAGCGTGTAGAGCCGCTCCGCCGAGGGGTCTATCTGTCGGGAGACGTTGTCCGGCGTAAGTGGAAGTGGATTACTTATTATCGCCATTGCCTTCCTTAATCTCCATTATGGTCATCAGTGCGTAATTGGCTAAATCTAAGAGCGTGTCCGTCACCTTCTCCTCCTTTACCTGCGCCTCGCCTGAGCGGAGGATCTGCGTTGCGCGCCTGAGCTTCTCCTGCATCCGACTCATCGGGTACATCGCCCCCCACTCCTTGTACATCTCCGTAAAGGAGTCTCCGTAGTCTTTATTCTTCCGCGCATATAGCGCGCACATCTCCCCCGTGAGCTGCTTGAAGCGCTCCACCTTGCTATTGTACTCAGTTGTCATAATCCTCTGGTTACTCTTCTACGATCTCATATTTATAGTCCCAGGTGGTCAGCATCTCCTCCGTCGCTCCCCGCATCGCGCGATCCACGTAGAGTGTCACGTCCGTCGGTGTTACTGAGGCTACCTTAGTGGCACAGATGCCTATGCCTGGTCGAGCAAAGAGGTCTCGCACCTGTACGTGCCTGAGAGCCGACACCAGGTCGCCGACGGCGTCTGCCATCGTGATGTCGGTATTGAACATCGGCTCCCCGATAGTCCCTCCTCGCATCGCCGTGAAGCCGTCCGTCGATGGCTTAGCCATGTGGTAAAAGATCGGGAAGCAGCCGTCGGGATAGACCTCTATCCTATTCCCTGCCTTAGAGAAGCAGATCGGGAGCTTATCCCCGAGGCGCACCGCCCTGTCCTTCCACTCTGACGCTGCTATGGCGACGCTACAGAGGGAAGAGTAGTACCGCCTCTGCCACGCCTCCGAAGGCACGGGGACGTAGGGAATGGTGATCCGGAACTTGACGTCATCGGCTCTATGCTCCATGCCCCGGATGTTGTACAGGCACTGCTGCATCATCTGCTCCTTCTCCCACGCAAAGCCCCGCTCGCTTGTGGAGCCGAGCCGCCCCTTCTCGAAGACTCGGTAGAACTCCTCCTCCTCGCGGACGATCCTACGGTCGATCTCCCGCATCGCCCGCAGCACCTCCTTGTCGTGGTCAATGACCTTGCGAAATAGCTTCTTGTCCTCTCCGGGCAGGTGCCGACCGAGGCTCCCCGGCTCCCGGAAGAAGCTCGCGTCCCTCCAAATGCTCTTGGGGTACTTGATCCCCATCAGGAGTGCGGTGTCTCTCATCGGTCCCGTGTAGCCGAAGCGGATCCCCCGCTCCTGTATTCCCTCCCAGTCGTAGCCGAGGTTCGTCGGAAGGTCTGCGCCGAAGTAGCCGTACAGGATCTCCCAGAGCGTGCTTGCGCTCGGTGAGACGACGGCACATGATCGCGCCATGCTGAGGAGTGCGTACATATAATCGTCCGAGGTCCCAAGCACGTTGATGTCTCTCTCGTCCCCCTGCGAGTAGACGAAGGCATTGGGGATTATCCCCTCATCGTCCTCATAGTACTCCGGGATGACGTACAGTTTCTCTTGTCTCATAATTTGCTGTTGCTGTTGCTTGGTTATGGTTTTACTTGTATTGTCTCAGTGCCTGCCGGCACGGTCAGGCGCCGGCAGGCTAAGCGGGGCTTTTTTTTAGAAGGGCAGGTCGTTTGCCACGTCAGCCCCCTCGGGGACCTCCCCGTCGGCACTCGTCACGCCGGCGAGAGCGAAGTCCTCCTCGTCGTAGCGATTGCCGCCGAGATGCTTACCGTCGGCGAGCTTCTGCACCACAGTGAGCTGAGCGGATACACCGCCCTTGCCGCCACGGAACCACGGGAAGAACTCCACCTGTGCGCGTACGATCGCCCCCGAGTAGAAGACCTCGTCTACCTCCTCGGCGGGGACAAGATTGTTCCCTGTGTCCAAGAGCGCAGGCGGGTACTTCGTCGTAGCCTTCAGGACTAAGCCGTTGGGGTCCTCCTTGTCGTCCTCACCCTTGGCGTACTTGTCGGGGCGGACGCAACTGCAGAACTTCTCCCCTGACGGGCGACCCCTCTTCCCCCAGCAGTTCTGGTCTTCGTTGCCCTTCTCGATCGCCGCCTTCATACAGGCTGTGATCATATCGTAGAGTGGCTTATTGAGCTTAGAGAAGGCGAAGTTTGCCTCGTACTTGTCGCTCGGGAACTCTCCCGAGGTGTTTTTCTTTCCTAAGTAAGGAAAGCTGAGCGTCACGGCGCTCGTGATCATCTTCGTGTCGCCCTTCTTGATTGGAGCGATGGTAGTAATGTCGATCATAATGATGTTGATTTGAAATTATGTAGTGAATGATTGAAATCGTCTGTACAGATGGTTTCAGCCGTCTGTACGAATGGTTTTACTCGTCTGTACAGATGGATGAACTCGTCTGTACGAATGGTTTTATCGGTAACCGGTTGCGGTTTTATCGGTATCCGGTAATGAGTGAAGTCGTTTCCCACAACGGATTTAGCGGTTTCCCACAACGGATTTAGCGGTTTCCCACAACGGATTTACTCGTGTTCCGCAACGGATTTACTCGTGTTCCGCAACGGATTTACCCTTTCTTGGAGAGGGTAAAGTCCTCCTCGTCATAGGTCCCCTTCGCCTCCCTCGGGTCGCTGTCGGGGACTAATGTCGGCTTGCCCTCGGGCTTCTCCACAAGGTCTGAGTAGTCGGCAGAGAAGGCTTTCTTCCCCACCAGCTTCTCTAATTTGCCGATGCCGAGGAGCTTCGTCTCTAAGAAGTCCGCTTCCTTGAAGCCGTTCCCCTTTAGCCTCTCGCACATCGCCTCCTCGTCCGTCACCTTGCGGACAGAGCGTCCGGGGACCACCTTCCACCTCGGTAGCGTGGCACCGTTACCGATGCGGGCGAAAGCCTCATCCTCGGCAGCCTTGAGATAATCACGAACCAGCTCCGCCTGGTCGAGCACCTTTGCCAGCTCCTCATCCGTGAGCTGCTTATGCTCGGGGTGCGAGAGAGCGAAGTCCCTCAGGTCGTAGACCTGCTTCCTCCGTGCGGGGCAGTCCACCTTAGCCCGACAGAAGCGACAATGCTCGCCCGGGAAGGGATCCCCCTCGCCGGCAAAAGCGCGCTTGGCGATCGGCTTGAGCATCTCCTCGCCCCACTGCTCCAGCTCCTCGGAGGAGAGGACATGAGTGTCCTCGTGCTCTAGTCGGGGCTGGAATATCGTCATGGAGACGTACTTGGGGGACTTTCCCATAATCGCCTTGACGTAAGAGAGTGCACCGAGTGCGTAGATCATCATCTGAGGGTTCTCAACCGCCGAGACCCTTACCCCTTTGCCATACTTGTAGTCCATAATGGCGAGGGTCTCTGAGCTGTAGCAGAGGAAGTCCACGCTCCCGAATCCCTCAGGGATGTAGTCTTTGAGGTCCGTCGTCACCTCGGTGAGTGCGTAAGCACCGGTCGCGCAGTGCGCCTGCAGATCCTCCCGGATGAACTTCGCAAGGTCTGCATACTGCTTGGCGTGGCGGATCATTTCCTTAGCGTCATAGTCGGTGAGGTCGTGCTCCCCCGCAAAGTGGTCGACGTACGCCGTCATGAGCTCCTCGCCCGGCTCGTCCTCGTCATTGAGCCAAGCGGAAGCGTATGCCTCCGCCACCTCGTGAGCTATAGTGCCTTCGGTAGCGGCTTGGCTGGTGGTGTCGGGGTACTTCTCCTCCATCCGAGCGGATGGGGTGCAGAGGAGCCAGCGGTGCGCTGAGGAGGGGGAGAGCAGGGCGTGGGCGCGGCTCTCGTGATCCTTTAGTGTAGTGGTAGTCTGTGTAGTGTCCATAGTGTTTATTAATCGTAGTTCTGTAGTTTCGTGTTTGCCTCCTCGAGGCGGTCTGTGGGGATCTCGGCGATGGACTTCACCCCGAGATCGCCGAGCCAAGAGTAGAGCCAGTTAAGACCTTTTGTGCGGGAGATGGCATTGACGCTCTTGCGGAGGTCAGCCATAGAGAGAGCGGGAGCCTCAGGGGTGGGCTGCTCGTCCGGCTTTGAGGTCTTGTCCGACTCGTCCGACTCGTCCGAT